CCTTCTGTTGCATATTTTTCTTTTACATTTCTTTTATTTACTGTGCTGATATTGTTAGGAACTTTTAAATAAGCAACACATGAATAAGAACTGCCAGTGTGAATATGAGTAGGATTATAATCATACTCAAAAGACCTTACAAACCAAGCATTATGTATATTTAGTAAGTCAGGTTGAAGCTCAGTTTTTTTTACATTTTTTTCTTCTAAATATTCATTATGTAAACATTTAGCTAATTCACATAAAAAACCACCAAATAAGTTTAATTTAGGATTATTCATATTGCATTTTAATTCTTCAGAAACATGACCAACTAATTCGTGTGATTCATCAAAATCTTTTCTTTTTTGCTCGTCAGCTATTATTGAATCACACTCATTGTTTAATTCATCTACATAATCTTGTGGTATTTTACCATGTAGGATTCTAGGACCAAAAGGTTTTAAAATATTTACTTCTAGTTCTACCATGCTTTACAAGACCAATATTTAGCAGTTGTTTTGTCTTTAGCTTGATCACAACCATGTCTTGCTCTAAACGATTTACGTCTGGCAGGTGAACTTTTTTTAATTCTCATATTAGGGTCTCCAAATGTAACTTTTTTAACTTTTCCTGCATCTCTTACATAAACTACTGATTTTTTCTTACCATAACTTGTTTCACCTTTTTTTATGTATCTAGGTTTATTAAGTGTTACTTTTTTGCCTTGATATTCAGCCATTACTTTTTGCCACTATGAACTTTCTGTATTTCAAAAGATGCTTTTAGGCTTGAACCTTTATGTGCTTTATATCCTTCTGCAGGATTTTTCATTAATTTAAAACCTTTACCATCTTTCATCCAATGAAAACCTTTAGGTGCTTCTACTGTTTTTTTTGCCATCTTTCTTTTCCTTTTGTTGTTTTAAAACTTCTTTGCCTCTTTTAAATATGCTAGACACTTTATTTTTGCCCATTACTTTAGACCTTTGCTCACCAACTGTTAATATTTGAATTTTTCTTGCATAAGGTTTATTTAATCTTTTTACTTTTGCAACTGTTTTTCTAGCATCAGTTGGTGTAGCAAACTTTATACTTACAGTATCTTTAGGATTTTCATCTGTATATAATCTTCTGTCACTTCCTTTAGGTTTTTTACCAGTACCTTTTTTTGGGTCAGGTTTTTTTCTTGGTTTCACTTTTCTTCTTCTTTTTACCTAATAAATCTGCATCTGCTTTTCTTGCTCCACCTTTTCCTGAAACAAAACTTTTTACCCGTCCCATAGCCCAAGCATGTTGTGAAGTTTTTGGTCTACTACCTGAACTAAAGTATGCACCTAATCCTCTTTTATATACCTTATCCAAAGTAGATTTTGCAAACCTTCCTGCTCCTGGTATTGATGAATATTTACCACCACTTTTCTTTTTTTTGGTTTCAGCCATTAACTTTTACTCCTTTGTTTATTTATTTTCTCCATCATTGCTTTTGTCAACTTACCCTCTTTGTAAAGTTTGGCTGTTCGTTTAATTTCCTTTTCTCTTGCCTTTGGGTTCTTTGCTCCTGAAACATATTTCTTTGGAACACCCTTTTTTGTTTTGGCAACTTTTTTAAACTTTCTTTTTCCTGACACTTTTGGCTGCACTCCTAAAATTTGCTTTTGTTGGCCTTCCTTTTTGACCTTTTTTTTTCATCTTTTCTTTTGCACCTGCTTTTATTCTTTTTCTTTTTGCATGTATATTTCTATATAATGACATTATTTCTTTTTCTTTTTTCTTTTTCTCAGTTTTTCTAAATCAGCTTTTGTAATTTTTTTCTTGTTACCTGCTAATGCTGCAAGTTTTTTCTGTTTAGGACTATATTTACTAAAAGGCATTATTCTGTTAACTCCAAAATATCTGTTAAATTTGGTAAATCTAGTAATGCTCCACTTGATTTATCATAAAATTTATTTTCAAATACTACAACATTTATAGGATTAAAACCTTTTGATGTAATAAATTCATTAACCATGTTAAAATTTTGTTGTTGTTCAACAGATGGTTGTAAACTACTGAACCCACTTAAATTTGGTTGTTTAACATAATTAAATTGTGGAAACCTTTGATTAAATATAGCACTTATTGGTACACCATTAATTTTTGTAATAGGTTCGTTTGCTGTTCCTGTTAAATTTGCTGAACTTGCTAAAACTGAATCTTTATCCTGACCCATTTGTAATTGAGCATCAAATGATGGCTGTGGACTTGCATAAACTGGATCAAATATTCCAAACAGTGGTTTTGGTGGAATAAATTGCTCTTGATTTTCAAACTGTTCTTGAGTTGCAACTGTACCTAATTCTATATTTGGCATCTGTTGACCTAATATTTTGCCTGTTTTTGAATCTATTAATGTTGGCATATTAGTCATTGAGTCTCCCAAGGTTGTTCCTGTTGTGCCAGCAAAATTTAAATTATATTTATCTTGAGCATCTTTCATATCTTGTAAAGTTTCCAGAGCTGATAAAGTTCCTGTTACATTGCCTGCATCATCTGTCATTGTATAGATGTTGTCACCTTGTATTGTAACTCCTGTGCCTTTTGGTCTTGGTTCTTCTGTAGATGGCACTGGTGTTTTAAATATTAAATCTTGCATTGGCTTTTGAGGTTGCAATGGTGCTGCTTCAGATGATATTGTAAATCCTTCTTGCTTCTCTTGTTCAGGTGCTGTAGAACCTAATGATCCAAGAACTGTATCTAAAACACCAAAGACTGATGGAAAAAATGGTTGATCATCTTTGTCGTCTGGTTTGTTTACGTCTGGTGCTGTTAAATTTACTGAACCAAGAACTGAACCTGACTCGCCACCTGCAATTCCACCTATACTTCCAATGGAGTCTTGTCTAGTTTCTTTAGGCGGAGCAGAAAATGTTTCTCTAAAAAAATCTCCTAATTTACCAAACATTGTAATTAACCTCCACCCATAAAAGTTGAAGCACCTATATTATTAAGTTTTTTCATAAGTTCCTCTACAGTTTCTGCTGTAAAATCTAACTCACCACCAGTGTCAGCAAAAAAACCATCGCCCATTTTAAAAATTTTTACACTGTCAAATCCACCACCAGTAAATTCACCTATAAAACCTGTGCCGCCACTTACCTTTTGTACATTTGGTGCTTTTCCTTGCATATTTGCTAAAGCACCAATATTACCCATAGTTCCTGGCATTTAACCCTCCATAATCTTTGGACCACCATGACCAAGTATCTCGTCCATCATACCTCTCATGTCACCACTATCAACTTTCATTATTTTTACTTTTACCTTACCTTCTGATTCGTCCATTTCTTCTTCGTTATTCTCTTCAGGTATAATCATTTCTTGATGACAAAGTAGTAAAAAGTTAACAAGCTGTGAATCAGATAAATCTAATCCTTCTGAATCTCTAGGGAAACCCATCTTTTCCATAAACAACTTTTCGTTCTTTTCCATATCGCCTATTTCTATCTCGTGTTCCATTCTTTTCTCCTTTTAAATTTATTATCTTTTCATCATGGGATTAGGTGTTGGCATCATAGGTTGTGGCATTCCTGTTGGTGCCATTCCAGTTGTTGGTCTCATTTGTGGTTGCATCATTGGAGATGCTCCACCCATAGCACCTAAAATATTACCCATAGCACCTTTTGTAGAATTTGCTTTACTAGCAAGATAATTCATCATGTCTTGTTGTGACATAGCACTTTTCATATTAGGCATAGCTGAAGCCTGTGGTGCTGTAGGTGCCATCATTTTAGGTAAACCACCAAACTCTTGAGGTTTAACTGGTTGTTCTGTTTCACCTCTTAATTGTTGTAATTTATTCATTGAATCTACTTTATTACTTGCCATAATATCTAAAGCAGTATCCATTGAGATGCCTGATTTCATTAAACTGTCTAAAATGATTTTCTCTTCAGCTGTCATCATTGAACCTGTACTTTGATTAGGAATTTTTGACATCATGTCGCTTTCTTCAGCTGTCATCATAGCACCTGTTTTTTTATCAATTTCTGCCATCTAATAACTCCTCTTGTCTTTTAGCATCATTTTTTTCTCTTTCTAATTGTAGTTCCAATTCTAATTCTTTAACTTTATTTTGTAAATCTTGATTTGCTTTCGCTTGTTCAATATCTATATCTTGTTTTGCTTTTGCTTGTTTTATATCAAGGTCTTGTTTAGCTTTTGCTCTATCTATATCCATAGTATTTTTTGTTCTCATTTGAGCAAGTTGTGCTTCTAGTTGTGCAAGTTGTGCTGCATATTCTAGTGGGTTCTGTTTCTGACCTTGCATACCCATTAATGGTTTTATAGCTTCCATTATTGGTGCTTTAGCTACTACCTCTGCTGCCTTTTGACTTATTATCATATCAAGCTGTGGGTCTATATCATCAAATTTAAATTTAGGATCACGGACATCAGGCATATTTGGTAATGTCATATTAATTCCTGCTTGCATTCTTTGTCTGTATAATAATGCTACATGCTCTGCTATGTGTGCTATTAGGATTGGTAATAATCCTCTAGTTCCTTGATTACCACCTAATGATGGGTCTTGTATGAATTGTAGATGAACTGCTATATGTGATTCGTGGTCTTGCTCTGGAAATGCTCTAATAGGTTTGCCATACATAACTGACATATTTTCATCTATAGGATCAAGGCGAGAACCTTTTTCTGGCTGTTTTAGTATCTCATCTATGTTGTTAATTCTTATAGCTTCAAGCATTCTTTTGTTAGCTTCATATTGATCATAAAGTTTAGGATTAGCATTAGCCATTTGTAATATTGCTTGTCCTTGTGCAATTCTTTGTGCTGTACTAAATATATTAGGATCACTTACTGGAATAATATCAATCTTATCATCAAAATCTTTAGCAAATATTATTGAGTTTTTGCCATGTGCTGAAAACTTTACTTCGTCATTTAAATAAACAGCATTTAATTTTGATAATAATTTAAATTCTTGCCCTTGTGAATAATGAAGTCTTTTATGTATAGCACTAAATGCTTTACTGCCTTGCTCTATCAAAGCTACTGTAGAACCTACTGGTGCATTTGGGTTTACATCACCAACATTTAAATCTGCTGTACTTGCAAATCTTCTTCCTGCATCTTGTATTGCGTTCATTAATTGAAATAAAGTTCCTGATGGTTCTTTAAATGGTAATGGCATAATTGCTTTATTTACATCATCTACAGTAGCATCAAGGTCTGCAAACTCGCCTGGGTTTATCTGCATTTCACCACCTGTTACTCTGCCTTTTAACTTAAATCCACCTTGCATATTTGCAAAAGCTGCTGAATCTAATAATGCTCTTAATGCACCTGTTGCAGCTTTACCTAGACCACCTATCATATGATATAAACCAAAACCATAAAATCCAGTGCTTGGTAAAAATTTATAACTTACAAACCAATCCCTTCTTTTCTTTAACTCATCATCTTCGTTCCAGTTTCTTCTTATCGCTACAATTTTTTCAGCATCATAATCAATAGTTACAACGTAAGGTAGTGCAACCAAATCTTTATTATCTACATCTTCTATACCATCTATACCATCAAACTTTTCATATACATGTACTTCAAGTAAAGTCATCATTTCATCGGATGAATCACCATAAGGATCAACACCTTCAATTTTACTTCCTATATCTCCACTTGGGTCAATATCATCAGAAGTATAATCACTTTGTAAATACAAACCAGTTTCTACATATTTATTATACTCGTTCTTAGGCATTCTAATAACATGCGTATATCTTGAAGCTGTATATAAATCTTTACTTTCTGGCGATACTACAAAATCTTCTGCTTTCACAAACTGTGAACATTGTCTATCTAAATTAGAATCCCACCAAACTTTTTTAAAGGTATGACCTATTAATGGTAGTTGAAATAACATTTGATCAAGGTCAGGGAAATATTCAGGCATTTGTTGAGTAATCTGATAGTTCATAAAATCTCTTACTCGTTTGGCTTGTTCTTCTAAATCTTCATTAGGTTCACCAATTATAACTGTTTTAACAGGACCACCACTTGGATATAATTCTGCTATAGCTCTAGCATTAAACTGTGTTGCAGCTTCTGATATTAGTGGGTGTACTACTGTAGATAAACCTCTACTGGCTCTTTGTTCTTCTTCTTCTTCTTGACCACCTGAAGGATCAAGTGTTTCTAAACCCTGTTTGTATCGTTCTTCCCACTCTGATCTTGCTGATTTGTCTGTATCATAACTATGTAAAATTTGACCTGCTTTTTTAATCAGTTCGTTTTCATCTATAGTTTCTGCTAAATTTTCATTAAATGTGGTGTCAACTTCTTTTACTTGGTCTAATGCAGGGTCTCCTATAAGAACTTCATTATCGCCAATATCTTCTACTTGCAAATTATCTGATGGCATACTTTCAGCAAATGGTATTACCTTTGGTTCTTTAGCCATATATGGTCATCCTCTTTTCTTCTCTTACGTCATCTTCGTCGTAATCTGTAGTGTGTGTAATAAACCAGCCTTTTCTTAATCTTAACCATGCTTGTGTGCATGTGTCTACTATATCATCATTATCGCCTGCGGGAAAGACCGAACATATATCAATTAAATTTTTTGCCCACTTTTTCCCTCTTGGGTAAAATATTCTGCCATCTTCTAATAAAGCACTACTTGCATGTGCCCTTGCTATTTTATCTCTATCAGGATTGTATTCTAGCACTGGTATTCCTGCCATCCTTAAATCTTGTAATAAACTTTGACCACTTGCTTTCTTCTCTATTAATACTGCGTCTGGTTGCCAATCTTCGTATGCTTCTTGAGCCAGTTTTCTTAAATCAGGATAAGATACTTTATCATACCACATTTCTATAACGATAGCATTAACTTGTCCATCTCTTTTAAATATTCCCCAAGTTGTTCTTGCACTATAACTGCTTGTCTCTTTAGTGCTAAAGGCTGTATCATAGGATTGTACTACATATTCTATATTTGGTAAATCAGGTTCTGACCATTCTTGCCACCATTCTGCTTTTAATATACCACCACCTTTCGGCATAGGTCTTTGTTGAAGTTGTCCTGCACTCGCATAAGTTCCTAAACTTTTTTCTAATGTTTTTAAAGTTTTATCATCAACTCTTTTTTTCCAAAGCAATTCACCTTCTTTTTCTCTTGGGTCAACAAACCCTAATGATGATTGGGTTGGTGTTGGGTGGTTTTTTTCATATCTTGCAGGCAAACAAAGATGATTCCATTCATTACTTTCATTTGATAATATATGACCAGTTAAGTCATTTTCGTGTACTCTTTGCATAATAATTACAAATGCACCTGTTTTTGGGTCATTTAATCTTGTTTGCATTGCTTGATCCCACCAATCAAGAACACTATCTCGTACTTTTGCTGATTCAGCTTCTCTTACATTATGAGGATCATCAACCACAATTATATCACCACCCTCACCAGTTAGTGCACCATCTACAGAGGTTGCTATTCTTTGACCATTTTTATCGTTTTCAAATCTTTGCTTTTGATTTTGATCTGTTGTTAAATTAAACATATCTCCAAAATAATTTTGATACCATCTACTATCTATTAATCTTCTACACTTAACACTATCCCTTATAGATAATGACCCTGCATAACTAGCATATAAAAATCTTTTATTAGGTTGTACTGTCCAAGTCCAAGCTGGCAAAGCAACAGCAACAGATATTGATTTCATGTGCCTTGGTGGTACATTTATAATTAATCTTTTTATATCACCCTCTACAACTGCTTGTAAGTGTTCGCTAATAGCATCAATATGCCAATTATCGTAAAACTCCCTCGCAGGTTCGATCGCTTGCCAACTATTCTTTGTAAATAATTTAAGAGACCTTTTCATCTTTTCTGCTCTCACTTGGTTCAATGAGTGCAGATTCAAGTGCTCTTTCAATAACATTGAGGTCATTGTTATTAATCCTTGTTAAATCTAATATATGCCTTTGTTCTATAATTGTTTCTTTTTCTATTTTATCTTGCCACCCTGCTTGGTTTTTTAAATAAAATATCATTGATGTATTATCACCTTCTCTAGCTTTATTGAATAAAGCATTAGTAATAGTAGCTATACCTTTATTTTTTCCTCTTTTTATAGCGTCCGAAAACTCCGTAAATTTGCTTTGTTTATCATATATAGTTGTTTCACTGATTCCAAGCACACTTGCAATTTGTGACATAGTTAAACCTTGTGCGGCATATGCTTCAGCTTTTTTACATAGTTGTTCATCAATAACAATAGATGGTCTTCCAACCTTTTTTATTATTTTAATATTTTTTTTTGATTTAGTTATATTTTTCATTAATCTTCTTTATTCTTGTTCCAAGCCATTCCATTACATTAATTGACATTGCCCTTCCACAGGCTTCATATCTTTTTGATGAAGGACAGTTTTCTTTTACCTTACCACGATAAGGTATCTGTGTATAGTTATCAGGAAATCCTTGCAATCTTTCACACTCTATTGGTGTAAGTCGTCTAATTTTTAATTGTTCTAATGCAACACAAGGTTGTCTATTTCCTCCTGTCATTGCATTTAATGTTGGTGATACTTCTTCTTTTCTTACTCTTGCAAAGCCATCTGCAGTATTTGGTTCAAAACATATTACAGAATTATCGGTTATTAAATCTGTAGCTGATTTGTAATCTCTTGCTTTAATTGTTGAACTTACATTATCCTCTACATATCTTCCAAAATCACCAGACCTAAATTTCATTTTTTGATTACTTCCAGTAGAACATTCTTGAGTTTGGTTGGAAGCTCCACCCCCTTCTTTTCTGCACGGAGGATAATTCCATGACAAGCTCTCTTCGTCAAATAATACTTCTGATGCACGTCTCCAGTTTCCAATATGTCCGACAACGAAGACACGCCTTCGCATTTGTGGGATTGCTCTTGGAAATCGTTGTGTTCGTATATATTGAGTGTCAAGAACCCTGTAGGCGAACCCATACCCGCATTCTGCCAAGCCTCCAAGGAATGATCCAAAGTCTTTTCCATTGTTTGATGACAAGACACCAGGGACGTTTTCCCAAAGTACCCACTTGGGATTAAGTCTTTTAATAATGCGTATAAACTCAAGTGCGAGGTTTCCTCTATCTGATTTAATGCCTTCCCTAAGTCCTGCGATCGAGAAGGTTGCACAGGGTGTTCCTCCCACAATAATATCTGGTTCTTTTCCAATGTTTCTTTTTTGGATTTTCGTAAAATCGCCATAATTTTTTACCTTTGGATAATGATATTTTAAAAGTTCTGAACGAAACGGATCAATTTCTGATACACCAACACATTTAAATCCTAATGGTTCCCATGCCACACTAGCACTTTCTATACCACTACATATTGATAAAAATGTAGTTTCATTACTCATTTTTATTGTTTTTCAATGACATAACCTACAAAATCAGAAAATTTAAAAAATAATTTTGGCTTGTATTTTTTTAACAATTTTTTACTTATTGGTCTCTGTATACCTTGTAATGATAATTCTTTATCTATAATGTCCTTATATGATTTTACAGTTTTAGTTTTCTCTGCAAGTGTTAATCTATAGTTTATTAAACCAAAATATCCTTGTTCTGATTCAAGCTTATCAAAAATAATAAGGGCTCCACCTGTATTTAATTTTTCATATAAAGTATCTAGTAAATCACTTCTGTATTTTGGTTCAATAAACATTAATGTTAAGAAACAAACAGCTACATCATAATTTTTATAGGAATATTGTTTAATATCTTGTTGAAATATTTCACCATAATTGCAATTATAATTTTCAATCATTGATTTTTCTTTTTCTATAGCAACTAATTTACAATTTCTGTCTTTCATTATTTCTTTTAGGGAATTACCAATATTACCTGTGCTTGCCCCTAAATCATAAACCAATCCTTCATTTGGTATATAGTGTCTTGCTATATGTACTATTGCTTTGGTACATAATTCATACCATGGTAGTTGTTCTCTAACATGACTTTCAAAATTGTTTGCAACTTCCTTTTCTGCAAATGTCCAAGTTTCTGGTATTTTCATTTTAGTTCCCCCCTGTTTATACAATTAAAAATTCCTGTAATGCTTTTGTAATTATTTATATTCCAATCTGTATTTAACAATTGTTTTAAATTTTCTTCAATATTACTATCTCCTAATTGTAAATTTATATGATTTCGCACTTTAATGTTTTTGAAATATTTTTCATATGCTTTTAATGTAGCATATTTTTGTCTTGGTTTGTTTATTTCAACCCAAGTTGTTCCCTTAAATTCATTTATCATATCTTTATGTAAGTAAGGTATTACAGTTTCTTTGTTATAAAAACTTGCTATATTTTCATTTAATACTTTTTGTGCGTAATTTTTATTACCAAATAAATTTAATCTGAATTCATCTATTTTATCTTTAAAATGAATCATACCTTTTTTACTTATACAATAATGTCCATCTGCTCCAAGACCACTTATTAATATTTTTTCTTTCCTTTCTTTGTAAATATACAACATGGGGTAACTACAAATATAATCTACTTTCTTTTTTGCACCCATAGATTTTAAAAATTTTAAATCTTCTTTTAATGTTGCAA